TTTTGGTGGGCAACATCTGAATTACAATATGTAGCTACACTTATCGCAGGGAGGGATATGCAACAAATGGTTGATGGAGAAAATGAATTGTATAACCAGATAATCAGAGAGATTAGAAACAGAAGAGTCAATGATGAGTTGCAAACTAAACTTAACCTAGAAGGCCCAGGTAATCCATGAGCCCTGGTGCCTGTAATCCAATCAAGAGATAGAGCAAGCGCTCAAGTCTAGCTACTCTTTGCTCGATGGTGACTTCCGCGGACATCAAACCCACTTCTTTGCTAAAGTTCTATCACTAGTAATAAATCCAGCCTTAGCCATCAGCAAGGGGGCTTCAATATTCTCTAAGTAAAATCTTGATTCATCAAGCCCACCTTCGATTTTATGTCCGGGATCAATCACTGTAAGAGCGGTTGCCATAATCATGGTTCCTATTGATGACTCTAAAAGTAAAGCCGTACTAAACCCATATCTAATTCGAGAAAATATTGAGGTTCCTGTTTTAACTTGCCCTGCTTGAGAAGCAACATTAAACCCGACACCAGCCACCCCACCAGAAGCAAGCGCAGGGACTCCAGTATATTCAAGCCATGCAGTAAAAAACTGACTCTCAGAACTTTGATGAGGTCTGGTAATTGGAGTATAACCAAGACTTGCCATCAAGGTTCCGACCTTTGTTGGGTATATGCTCTGCGGAGCCTTTCGATGTAAACCAAGTCTTTCTCATGAGCAGTAACACCACCAATTATAAAATTACAACCTGCAAGATATAGAGTATCTGCCACTCCTGCACCAAATGATGCAGCGATCCTGGTTATATGAAGTCGGTCACTAGCAGTAGGGTTACCAGTCCCCATTGTATCCCCAGCCGTATTTCTTAATGAAGGAAAGGGAGTATCATAAGGAACACGATTAAACCATTCACCATAAATTATTTCCTGCAAATCTAAAGTTGGTTGACTTGCAGCTGGTAAAAATCCCTGATACATTCCTATTTCCTCGTTTGAAATTCTTCGAGTTGTAACTAAATCAATTACTACTGAGGATAGTAGTCCATTCGCTAAATCAAGCGGACCTCTTTGGATATCCACTACTTGAGTAAAAAGTGTAAGGTCATCTTTAGTATAGCCTGCTAAGTCAATATATCCTCTCCAAACAAGATATAAATTAGAATTCGCAAATGGTTGGACAACTTCCCACCCAGAAGATGCAATGTTAGGAAGTATTGTAATGGTATCAGTTCCTTCAAAATTGAATTGAGCGCCAACAGGAGGTACTTGCTTGATTAATTGTCGTGCTTTCATATCTTTGGGCATTACTTATTCCTCCTAGTCATCTTGTGAGCCTTCTTTGCCAATCCTGCAAAGGATGTACGAGGGTGTTTTTTCTTTAGTTTAGCGTAGTTCCTGGCGTATTCTCTATTGTATGCAGAGGCTTTACGCTTTACTTTCTTTCCAATCTTGGTCTTGCTAACGTGCTTTACTACACCTTTAGTTAGGATTTCTAAGCCTTCTTGCTCTTGAGATTTAGCACCAGCCATAAATGCGGCTTTAGCCATCGCTGCAAAATCATCTGCTAGCGACACCTAGCCACCTCAGTTGTCAGCGGCTGTTGATTGAATCGCCACTGCCATCCAGTCTTTAGTAGATAGTTTGACTACTCGAGCCCGTATTCGAGCGGTTCCATAAATATCTGCAGTACCAACAGCCCCACCATCATTGCCTACTGTGAAGTACAGTTGGTCATTAACTACAATGAACATATCACTTAGACCAGAAGGACCAAAGTTATCGGGGAACATATCGGTTGAATGAGAAGCCACATTATTGGCTTTATCAATTATTAGTGCACCACTAGCAACCAGGGACTGGTTGTCTGCTCTAACAAATGCAGTACCAGGGTTTAAGTCTGTGAGTTGTGAACCTAATGCACCATTCCCTGCCATCAGTGAACCGGCACTAACACCATAATCAGGAGCTTGTTGCCAAAGAAAATCTACTTGATCAATTGCTATTGCCTGACCCGTTGGAACATTCACATAGGCTGATAGATCTAAAGTGCCTGTCGCTCTACTTCCATTTACTGCATTTGCTGCTAGTGTCACTGTCTCGGTTAAATAAAAACTGCCTGTCTTTGCTGTTGCCATGCCATCATGGTAGCAAAGGGGCTCTATTAACCCACTCATCCCTCAATATCTGTGCGAAGCACTATATGGGTAACCATAGAATGGCTTGAACATTGCTGGGATTGGATGGGTAGGTAGTAGTAGACTGCTACCTATGGAATTCCACAAAGTACCGATAATAACATTTATAACATTATGACCTATGGGCCAATCATGCCAGCAATTACAGCGAGCCTAACTGAAACAGGATATGAGGGGTACATAAGCATCCCAAAAGGGATGAGAAGCAAGGTCATTGACAAGATGTTGCGGGACTATGCGTTGAAAAGAACACACATATATCGTGAATTTGAGGGACAAGTATCGGTTCAAGAAGTATTAGATCGCCAGAAGAAGATGGAACAAACGATAGAAACACTCTACCAACAATTACAGGAGGCTAGACAATGAAATGCGTCGTTTGTAATCAACATATAATCGCTTATCCTATTGATGGAAGTCGCGAAGATGATTTCTGCTCGATAGAATGTTTCCAAGCAGGGAGGGAAGAAGAATGAAGAAGTTTTTTTGGTGGGCAACATCTGAATTACAATATGTAGCTACACTTATCGCAGGGAGGGATATGCAACAAATGGTTGATGGAGAAAATGAATTGTATAACCAGATAATCAGAGAGATTAGAAACAGAAGAGTCAATGATGAGTTGCAA